GAGATTCCTCTACGTCTCGTGGGCTCGGAGATGTGTATAAGAGACAGCCCCTAGTGCTATTGAAGATTTCGCACAAGAATGTAAAGACTCTGTAGAAACTCAGCTAAATAAGAAGCGTGAGTTCAGAATACGTATGTCAGGCTTGGGCAGACCTCTATGCCAACAATTGTTAGATAGGCAAGGCATCTTAGAGGAGATGGACTACAACGCTCTGTTTCGTTTTATGTTTGGTGACCTCGTTGAATCAGTGGTCGTACTTATAATGGAACAAGCTGACGTAGAAATAATAGAGAAACAAAAAGCAGTCGAGCTAGAGATAGCAGGACAAAAGATTACAGGTACACTCGATCTTATTGTAAGAGATGAGACAGGCACAGATAAAGTGTGGGATGTTAAGTCAGCTAGCGAGTGGGCATATAAGTTTAAGTACACTGGGTACGGGGGATACGACAAGATAAAAGAAGATGATCCTTTTGGTTACGTTATGCAAGGTCATCTGTACGGTGAAGCCACTGGTCTACCTTTTGGTGGGTGGATTGTTGTGAATAAATCTAGCGGTGAGATAGCTATGGTTGAAGCACCTGAGTGGCAAGAAGAAGACAGAAAAGAATATATGAAAGATGCAGAGAGGAGAGTAAAGAGATTACTCGATCCTGATCCTACTTTCGTAAAGCCTTACAAGTCTGAGTTTGAGACTTACAAAGTTAAAGGTGAGGATGTACGAACAGGTAACAAGACACTGCACAAGATATGTAGCATGTGTGGATACAGATCACACTGTTGGTCAAATGCAAAGCTACATCCTAAAGTAACATCAAAAGCTAAGACTGCACCTAAGATATGGTACGATGTCTTGAAGAAGAAAGAACTATAGTGCCTGCACTTTACGTACATAACTACGAAGTTAAGCTACTTGAGTTGAATGAGAACTTGTATCACATTTACATCGAGTCTCATAAAGGCATAGGTGGCGGTAGAGATATAACATTTCTTAGGCAACATGACAGAGGTATACCCTTAACCCTGAGAGATAACTTTTCTGAACAAGGTGGATTAAAACCTGACACAGAAGCTAGGGATATTACAAAAGTGGAGAATGAATTTCAAACAATCAACTACAGTTTAAACTACGGAAAGATTTTATGTGTGCCGATATATCCCCTGCTAGAAGAACTCACTACACTAGAAAAACAATCCCCGAAGATGGCAGGGTATGTAAACAAACGCCTAGAGTCATTGAGTTGGAAAATCCGAACGGGGAAAATATAGTGGCAAAAAGAAATGCAGGATACAGATCTAAGTTTGAATTGTTCTTAGCTAGAAAGCTGATACAGAACAAAGTAAAGTTTGAGTACGAGAAGAAGAAGATAATGTACATACCTAAAGTACGTACCTACACTCCTGACTTCTACATCCCCGCTACAGATATATACATCGAAGCTAAAGGTGAGTTTGATAAAGCAGACAGAGTTAAGATGGCTCTTATAAAAGAACAACATAAAGACTTAGACATACGTATGGTGTTTATGAATGCAAGAAACAAGATCTACAAGGGAAGTAAGACCACTTATGCTGATTGGTGTCTCAAGCACAATTATAGGTGGGCAGAGAAAGTAATACCTATGGAGTGGCTACGAAATGAAAAAAGATGACATGAACACACTTATGTCTTTGGAAAAAGATAAGTACTACATAATTTTATCTGAATTACCTGAAGATCGTTTTCACATGGTAGCCTACGACACAACAGGTAAAAAGTATGAAACATTTGAGGATCATTCTGTTGCATCTATTATGCACGAGGGCGTACTGGCTTTGCTACGTAGGCGAGGTGATGAAGTGTTTCGTTGTGGGGAAGCTGAGATAGAGTTTGGCTTTGCGGCCAAAGAACTTAAAGTCCAATATCAACAAGATACGGGAGAAATACTTGACATTCCTGAGAATGTAATTAAAGTGGATTTTGGTAAGGATCAATAATGAGGTATTACGAGTACATGTTAAAAAGATTAGAAGAAGAAAAACAAAAAGAAAAAGAAAATCCTAAAATAGTGGATATGGTAAACAGTCCTGAACACTACAACAAAGCAGGCATAGAGACTATAGATATAATCCAATCTGTCACTGGAGATGGATTTGAAGCATATCTTCAAGGCAATATATTAAAGTACATGTGTAGATATAAGTACAAGAATGGTCTTGAGGATTTGGAGAAAGCACAGTGGTACTTGAACCGTTTAATTGAAACAAAAATAGGAGATGAATACGATGGCGTCTAACATGTTACCAACCTCATACCAAGAGTTTATACACAAATCTAGATACGCTAGATGGATGGAAGAAGAGGGTAGAAGAGAAAACTGGGGAGAGACAGTAAGCAGATACATAAACTTTATGTCTGATACTTTGTTAGAGAAACACAACTATAAGATAAGTAAAGTTGATAGAGAGGTAATAGAAGAATACATAACTGGCTTGAAAGTCATGCCTTCCATGAGAGCTATGATGACTGCAGGTGATGCACTCAAAAGAGACAACACATGTGGATACAATTGTAGCTACCTACCAGTAGATAGTCCACGCTCATTTGATGAAGCTATGTACATTCTTATGTGTGGTACAGGTGTAGGATTCTCTGTCGAAAGAGAGAATGTAGATAAGCTACCTGTAATCAGTGAGAATATGCAAGAGTCTGATGTTGTTATTGTTGTGGAAGATAGTAAAGCAGGGTGGGCAAAATCATATCGTGAGCTTGTGGCTTTACTTTATTCAGGAATGATACCTAAGTGGGATGTATCAAAGGTACGACCTGCAGGTGCAAGATTGAAAGTTATGGGCGGTAGGGCGTCAGGTCCTGATCCCCTTGTTAACTTATTTAAGTTCACCATTGACAAATTTAAAGGGGCAAAGGGTAGAAAACTTTATCCTATCGAATGCCACGATATTATGTGTAAGGTAGGTGAGGTTGTTGTTGTAGGTGGTGTTAGACGATCTGCACTGATCAGCCTATCTAATCTGAACGATGATCAAATGGCTCACGCTAAATCAGGTGAGTGGTGGAACAATCATGGTCAAAGAGCGTTGGCAAATAACTCTGTAGCTTACAAAGAAAAGCCTGCTATGGAAACCTACATGAGAGAATGGTTAGCTCTGTACGAGTCTAAATCAGGCGAGCGTGGCATGTTCAATCGTAAGGCCGCAGACAACCAAGTATCTAAAAGTGGTAGAAGACAGACAGGTTACATGTGGGGTACAAACCCATGCAGTGAAATCATACTTCGACCTTACCAGTTCTGTAACTTATCTGAAGTAGTCGTACGAGAGAACGATGATTTGATATCACTCAGATCAAAGGTACGTGTTGCTACAATACTGGGTACATTTCAATCTACTCTTACAGATCTGAAGTACCTACGTAAGATATGGAAAACAAATACTGAAGAAGAACGCTTGCTTGGTGTGTCATTAACTGGTATCATGGATCATTATGTGTTGTCCAAGACAACTGATTCAAAGGTTTGGTTACAAGATATGAAAGAAGTGGCAATAAAGACAAACAGAGAATATGCAGATGCTATAGGTATACCTAGAAGCACGTCTATTACTTGTGTCAAGCCAAGTGGCACTGTGTCTCAATTGACTGACTCTGCTTCAGGTATTCATGCTAGACACAATCCATACTACATTAGAACAGTACGTGGGGATAACAAAGATCCCCTAACACAATTTATGAAAGAAGAGGGTATCCCTGCAGAGCCTGATGTTATGAAGCCTGACAGTGTTACTGTGTTTTCTTTTCCTATGAAATCTCCTAGTGGTGCTATCACTAGAACAGAGATGAGTGCAATAGAACAACTAGAATTATGGAAAGTCTATGCACTTAATTGGTGCGAACACAAACCATCTGTGACTATTTCTGTAAAGGAAGATGAGTGGATGGAAGTTGGTGCGTGGTTGTACGATAACTTTGATATAGCGTCAGGTGTATCGTTCTTACCATTTGCCGATCATACGTACCAACAAGCTCCTTATCAGGACATAGATGCGGATGAATATCTCGAATGGAATGGGCGTGTGCCTAAGTCACTCGACTGGACTAAGTTCTCTATGTATGAAAAGGAAGACAATACGAGCGGTACTCGTGAATTGGCTTGCACTGCAGATGCCTGCGAAATCGTAGATTTAGGTGCAAACTAATGATCGAAGTATCAATCAGCGAAGATTACATGCGTCATGCGAGGGAAAAAGCTTCTACTGTAGGCATTTTGCAGGGAAGTATTACAGGTGGCACTAGTAACGTTGTAGGTGCGATAGGCGAGGTAATCGTAGCTGATATCATTGGGGCAACTGAAGCAAATACATATAACTATGATTTAGTGAAAGATGGGAATCGTATCGACGTTAAGACTAAACGTTGTAACACTAAGCCACAGTCTAATTATGATTGCTCGGTTGCATCTCATGGTACGAAACAAGACTGTGATAGCTATGTATTCGTAAGGATACTGACTGATCTCAGTAAGGCTTGGATACTAGGTAGCATCAGTAAACAAGAATACTATGCTAAAGCTACTCGATATAAGAAAGGTCAAGTAGATCCGAGCAACGGCTTTACGTTTAAAGCTGATTGTTATAACCTACCTATAAGTGAATTAGAGCCGATCAATGAAATCAAAGGTGAAAGCGAAACTATTCTCATTAGAAGCGTTTCTTAATAAGGACGGGAATGTTGAGATACTCTACGACGCAGTAGATCCAAATGAATTTGAAAAGACCATGAATTTAGGTCTTCCCATGTACGAGGGTACAACTAAGGTAACTCAATTAATAAAATACATGAAGTCTATGGCACAAGAGGTCATGGACAAATCAGGTAGGTATGTTTGATGCAGTGGTGGGAAGCTTGGCTCGTTGTTGCCATAACTATCAACACCACTATCAATACAATTGTTTTCTTCAGAGGACGTAAGATACTAAGAAAAAGAGATAAACCTACTTCTTCATCATCTTGAAGTCTTGATCATCTATCCTACCATTTTTGTTCATATCTAGTTTTTTCTGGTCGCCTACGAGTTTACCCCCCATTTTCATGCCCATGTTCATACCTGAACTCATCATCATGTTTGATTTGGCATTAGGCTTTATGTTCTTCTCGTCCATCATGCCACCCATTTGCATTTTCTTCTTATTAGCCATGCCACCATACATCATAGGTTTTCTCATAGTAGCACCACCACCATACATCATGCCCTTACGTGGTCCATTGTAGTAAGTTTTCATTATTCGTTAGCTCCTCTATTAATAAATTGACGTTTCATTTGTTTTGTTGCTTCTTCTAATTCCTCGTGACTTTGAGGAACAAACTCTGGTGGCTTTAAGCCTGCTCTACTTAATTGCATAAATACAAAGTTTGTTAACTTAGTAGAGAAAGTACCTATGTCTCTAGGAGATGGTTTTACTCCTACTTTAAATATATCAACTAATATACGTCCCGCTTCTTTATCTTGTGCAACCAATCCTAATAAGTTAATGCCTGCCTGTTCAGCAATACGAACAGCAAATTCTGCGGCCACGTAAGTTGGGCTAACCATACCCCTTGCTAAGTTAAAAGCACGACTTATAGCTTCGTTTGTTGAGATGCCCCTAGTCAATCCTTCTAGTTTAACTTGAGAGAAATCTCCTTTCTGTATCATAGTCATGTATTCTAACATGTTCTCATAATACTCCATGTGATCTGTGTCCATGACTTCTCTGAATATAGCATTTTTATCTGCATCTCTAAAATCATCTAACATTTGAGCAGGACTCTGTACAAATTTTGTAGTTACAAAACCCCCATTGATAGCAGGCTTTGTAACACCA